CATTCCATTTATCAATTTTCTGTTTCTCAATAAGCTCTGGAGTAAGAGACTCAGCAATTTTCTTATTTGCTTCTGCTTCAGCATCCGCTTTAATTCTTGTTGCTTCAGCTTTACCTTCAGCAGTGATCTTCGCCTGTTCAGCCTCAATAGCGGCCTTTTCTTTATCCTGTTCTGCTGCAATAAGAGCAACTTCTTTATCTTTATCTGCCTGTACCTTTGCAGTCTTAGCTTCAATATTTGCAAGTTCCAGTTCCTGCTGTGCATTTACTTTCTTCTGAATAGCTGCCTGAGTTTCATCATCGGTTGAAATCGAAGTAAAGTTTACAGTATCAATGATAATTCCATATGGCTCAAATTTCTTTTTCAAGTATTTGTCAAGTGCTTCATTCAGTTCCTGGCGTTTATCACCAAATACATCTGTTACCGGATACTTAGCAGTTACTTCCTGTGTCCACGCTTTCATCTTTGGTTTAATGAAAGTATTTTTTACACTTTCACCGGACTGACCTTTAAATCTTGTAAATACATCAGCAACTTGATCCTGATCGAACTTATAAGAGAATTCCAAATCAACAAGAAGCTGTTTTCCATCAGCAGTAGGTGTTTTAAAACTCTCATCTTTTGGTGAATCACCTTTATCTTCTGAAGTCAGATAAGACTGTTCAATACCAATTGAATACAGTGATGTTTTTACTGTAGGTGAAATCAAATGCCATCCCTGTGGAAGAGTATCATTTGAAATTCCGCCGTTCATCTTGTATTCTACAGCTACATAACCAGCAGGAACTCTTACCGTACACTTTGCTACACAAATTAATCCTGCTACAATTATTACTGCTAATCCAACCCCACCTAAAAATCCTTTTCTCATTACTCATTCTCCTTATCTTTTTCTTTATTTTCTTCTCTATTTATTTCATCTGCTGCATCTTTCCAGATTCTATGTAAGAATCTCCCAAATGGATAAAACAGTGCAGATAATAGAAACCATAAAACTACAGCTCCAACTAATACTAAAAATATAAATACCGGATTCATATAATTCTCCTTACTACGGTATGCGTTTTCTTACGCATACCGTATAATTAAATTATCATTTATTATTCTGCTGAGTCTGACCGTTCAGAATTTTAACTCCACCGGTAGATTCTACAGTCTTAGCAGCAAGTTCTCTCATCTGAGCATATGCATCGTCAAGTTTCTGCTGTAATTCAACTTTTTCTGCTCTCGCATTAGCCAGATCCTCTGCAAGTCTTTCATTTTTATCTTCCAGAAGCTGTTTCTGATATTCAGCATCTTTCTTAAGTGCTCTGACCTCAAACGCATTTGATTTATCAGCATCGGCTTTACCTTTTTTAATACCTTCCTCTGTTGCTGCTGCAATCAATGTCGGAATCTCTTCTACTTTTGCTTCTAATTCCTTTACATGATCAGCTTTTGCATTCAGTTCTGTTTCTTTCTCAAGAGCCGCTGTTTCTCTAAGTTCCAAAATCTTTTCTCTAGCAGCTTTCTCATCTTCCCACTTATCATTTTCAGCTTTACGACTACGTTTCAGATTATAGGTATATTCATCTTCCTCACGGCTACGAGTTAATTTAATTTCATTTTCTCTTGCTTTAGCTTCTGCATTGATAGAATCAATAATTTCCTGTTTCTGCTGCTTCAGTGCCTCAATTTCAGCTTTCAGTGTATCTTTTTTCTCACCCAATTCAGCTTCAATCTCTGCTTCTTTCGCTGCCTGAGCCTCTTTTAACTCTTCATTTTTCTCTTTATAAGCATTGATCATAGCTGCCATAGCATTTGCTTTTGTCTCAATACCATATAATTCATCTAACTCAAGCTGTTTAATTTCAATAGCTTCTGTAAGATCATTGTATTTCTTAATAATCTCTGGATTAAAAATATCTTCTTTAGCTGTTTTATCTGCAGATTCGATAACTTCTACCTTTTTAGCTTTCGCTGCTTCTTTTGCAGGATCATCAATCATTCGGTCTCTTGTATCAAGTTTCTCCACTGCTGCCTTATACGCTTCCATAATTTCTGCTTTTGTTGATTTCATTGTAATTTCTGCCATGTTTTTAGTTCTCCTTTTTTCTCCGTATTTTGTTTAATTAAATTTTTATATCAAAGCTTTAATAGCTTATCAATCACATTTACTCCATCCACATGATTTACATGTGTTACATCCACCTTCAAAAATTAACTCTACTCCACATTGAGGACACTTAGCTTTATTTATCTGTTTATTAGTACTTTCTATAAATTCATCACCATCTCCATCATCAAATAGATCATTTTGCATTTCATTGTACATATCTATTAATGCATTTCCGATTGCAACTGGACAACTGTTTCCTTTTGATGTGTCATGTTTTGTTGCTCTTCGCACTGCATATGACGGGCAAGTTCCAGATGATGCAAGCTGATCGACAATAGAATAAATATCAATTCCGCCTCTAGCAGCAAGTGAAATAGCTCTGGATAAGCCAATCATAAAATTCTGGCAACCACCGGAAGATCCTTTACTGAAATATGTTTCAAGAAGCTGTCCGGTTTCTGGATCAAAAAATGCTTCACAATGTAATGTTCCACATCCAGTTGTAAGTGTCCTTTTCTTTCCAATGCAATTATCATCTGCTTTAATAATCATTCCTCTTTCTAAAGTATGAGGTTTGACATCAGCTGGCTTTGTATCTTTCTCTTTAATAGTTGTCGTTAAAATACCTGCACGTTTACATCCGTCTCTAAAGATAGTTACACCTTTTAATCCTGCATCCCACGCTGTCATATATAAATCTTCAACCTGTTCAACTGTAAAATCATTTGGAACATTAACAGTAGAACTAATAGATGCATCAATGTGTGACTGCCAAATACTTTGCATATAGATTCTGTTCTTATAATCCAGTGTCTGCGCAGTTACAAAGTAATCTGGTAATTCAGAATCATCTTTTAATTCATGTTTATCCATATATTCTTTTACAATTGGAGTGTAGACTTTATAATATTCATCATGACCTTTAAGAGACTCTGTTTTTCTTGTATAGTAGTTTGCAAAAATAGGTTCAATGCCACCAGATACACCAATCATAGTTGAAAGAGATCCAGTTGGTGCAATTGTAAGTAACTGAGAGTTTCTAAGTCCAAATGATTCTACTAATTCTTTTGTTTCTCCTAATGCATTTTTACTATAAAACGCTGATTGTTCTACCGCTTCTGGTTTATATTTAGGATATACACCATATTCTTTTGCTAACACAGCAGATGTTTTAATCGCCATATCTGCCATAGTATGTCCAATCATGTCACATAAATCAATGGCTTCTGGACTACCATATTTAATTCCCAGTTTAATAAGCAAATCGGCAAGACCAAAGATTCCAAGTCCAATCTGTCTCCAATCATATACAGATTCTCTTTGTTCTTTTAATGGATGGAGTGGAAGTCCTTCATCTAATACTTCATTTAATGCAATAACAGACGATTTGACACAATGCTTGAAGCTCTCAAAATCAAATCCTGTATCACATGCAAATTCAGCTAGGTTGATACTACCAAGAAGGCACGAACCTCCCGCTGGCAAAGGTTCTTCTGCGCAAGGATTTGTTCCTGCATATTCGAACTCATCATCACAACTAAGCAAGTTCCAATTATTGATTCTGTCCCAGAAAAGCATTCCAGGTTCAGCATAATCCCAGTTCATTTCACACATTTTATGAAACATTGCATACGCATCTATTTCTTTAGTAATCGTTTCTTTTGTTTCCAATCTTGTGAATGACAGAGTAAATGGAGTTCTATTCTTTACAGCAGCCATAAACTTATCTGTAATTCTAATAGAAATATTCGCTTTTGTAACTCTATCGAGATCTGATTTTATACCAATAAATTCTTCTAAATCTGGATGCTCACATGAAATACTGAGCATTAAAGCCCCTCTTCGACCGTTTTGTCCAATTAATCCAGTAACCATAGAATAAAGATCCATAAATGATACAGAACCGGTTGTTTCTTTAGCAGCATTATTTACTCGCGCGCCTTTTGGAGCTAACTTACTAATATCAACTCCACATCCACCACCATAGCTATATGTACGTGCCAGTTTCTTAGCACAATCAAAGATGCTTTCAATGTTATCTTCCGGTGGTTCAATTACATAGCAATTACTGAGACTAATTTTACGTCCTTTATTCTCAAGACCTCTATTAGCAAGAATGCGACCTCCAAATAAGAACTTTTTCTCTTTTATTAATTCTGCTATTGCTATGTTCTTGCCAGAAACACGGGTGATCCATTCGTCAAATGACTCATTATTATATCTATATTTTCTTTCCCAAATATCTATGCCTAATTGATTATCATGTCCTAGCCATTCCTGTACTGTCATAACGATTTCTCCTTTTCCATTTCACTCTTAAGTAAATCACGTAATGCTTCTGAAGCTTTCGAAAAGCTCATATCATTCACAAACAAGTGGTCATACCCTTCAGCTTCTTCATATTTAGTGAATTGTTCATCTTCACTGTTATATCTGGAGTAAAATTCTTCTTCTGATCCATCTCTTTTAAGGAACCTGTCTTTTGCTAATTCAAATGGGGAAGAAAAATAAATCTCGATAAATTTAAAGTCATCTTTGCAATGTTCTTTCAAATACTTTGCTCCGTTCGGATCAATTACATAAATATCGGAATTCACAATTTCATTATATGTAGTGCCATATTTAATTCCGTTAATTTCAGTATACGCTACAAAACCTTCTTTAAATTTAATTTCATCGAATTCACTCTCAGATACAAAGTAATGATCTTCATATCCTGTTATTTCATCTTTGCGCGGCAGTCTTGTTGTAATGCTTTTTACCTGTCGAAGTCCTAATGTTTCGCATATATATCTTGCAAGCGATGATTTACCAGAAGCGGTTCTTCCAATAAATAAAAATACTAACTTTTTATGCATTATTTGTTTCATTCCTTTCCGGTATATATAAGATGTGATGATTTTCATCATTACACATAATCTTAAAAAGTCTTGTGCTTACATTGCCATCTGAATCAAGAAATCTTTTGCAAGTATCTTTCTTGCAGCACTCATTACCATCTTTCTGGCAAAAATAATAACTATCTTTTTCATTATCGCATCCAACTACAATATTAGTTCCGTTTGCAAAATATACATTCATACATTATTGCTCGCAATCTTTAAAAGTAATTCTCTATTAATTCCCGGATACCAAGACTCAATCTGATTAATTAAATCTTCAATCATGATTTGAAGCTCCGGAGCAGCTGTTCCATGAGCGCCACCATCTTTTGATCCTCTCTCAACATAAATATGCGCTAATTCAGTAATATTTATTTTGAAAGTAAAATTCATGGGAATTGCCAGTGGATATAAACCACGTTTTACATCTTTATTATTTTCTAATCCTTTTTTGATGAAACCATTATTTGACCTTACATAAGTATCACCATAATAACTAATCTCACCAGGAATTTTCGTTCCAAGATATTTTAATACTTCATCCCATGTGATAATTTTATCTTCGTACCATTCAGAAACTTCTCCTTCATGGTAATCTGCAAGCCTTGTACTGCTACGAATAATTCTGTTATCCATTCTCTTTGCGTGGGAGTCAAGATCGTCGGTTGCTCCTCTATGAAGACCTTCTACAACAACTGAAATATCTTCAAATCGCAGCATTGTGATATGCTTTTGTCCCCATTTAAGAAGTTTTACTACTTCTTTGTCGAATTTAATTTTTAATTCATCATCCTCTGGCAGATCTAATGGCCTTCCATAACGATCTGTGCAATAATCTACCATTTCTTTGAGCTGCTGCTCTATCTCCATATTCCATGTTCTTTTGCTCATGTACATTGTTCTGATTGCATCTCTTATTGAGTGCATTTCTGTAAGGGTTACTTTCATGTCTACATATCTCCTTGAGTTAATTTAATTTGTTTTCCCTGTGCCATTATAATAGCACTATAGGTTTCTGATGTCAATAGTAAAAGTTAATTTAATTTGTTTTATTTTTTAAAAGTTCATTTACGAATGTTTTCATAGGTTCTCTCATATTAACATTTTCATGTAGCCACTCCAGATACTCAGGATCTGTCTTTGCAACATCTGTCAGTAATTCATCCTTATGCTTTTTGTATGGACATTTGTATGTCTCAATATCCGGTAAATCATATGCATCAGTATCATCTTTAAAAGAAATATCAATGTCTTTTCTGGAAGCCAAATAATCTGCTACATGTACAATTTTCCCTAACTGTGATTTTGGCTTTGGTAATACAATACTTTCTCTATCACTTGTGTTCCATTGTCCCATATGAGACGAAACAGCATCAGCAATAATCTCAAGTTCATCATCTTCGAGATATAATCCTTTATAATTACGAATATATTCTGCTGCCAACAACGGATGATTAAATACAGTAAACACCTTTTTTCCATCCTTTGCCTTTTCTTCATATATTTCTGCAGTACCAGACTTTTGAATATCATGTGCCAAACAAGCAACACGTCCAAGATCTATCCATCTCTCATCAAACTGATTCTGGTACTGTTCTAATCCGATGATATAATTGTAAATCCTTAATACTGCTTTTGTATGACGCATTAAACCGCCATCACCCAGCGCGTATGCCGGGTGATATTTACCTGTAGAACTTGCCGCAACTTTGAAAAAATAGTCTGGGGCATCGTCCAAAACAACTTTTGCAAAATCACGAATATCATCTGAAGTAATTGTTTTTAATTCGTTTTTAAATAATTCTGACTTCATTTGCTCTCCTTTTTGTTTAATTTAATTTTTAACTTCTTTAATATATCTAATAAAAAAGTGTTCCTCTTAAAATTCTCTTTCTTTTTAATGGATCTGTTTACAGTGTCTTTATCTCCAATATGAAAGCATTTTTCTTTTGTACGTGTTAATGCCACATATAATAAATTAGAATTCATCATATAAGCATGACAAGATGGTGTAAGTGTAATCGTCACCTTAGCACTTCCTCCTTGGCTTTTATGAATAGAAATTGCATATCCAAGCAGCAACATTGACATTTCTGATTTTTCATATTTTACTCTGACACCATCAAAATCAATAATAGCGCCTGTCTTATGTTCATTTGTATATGGAATAATTTCGTCATAAATATCAATAATCTTTCCTAACATACCATTAGGAATAAATGTTTTATCTATAGAAGGTTCATCATTTTGAGAAGCATTTTCTATTTCCATATCCCCCATATCTACTTCTGCTTCATAATTATTTTTGATCTGAATTACTATATCACCCACGTAATATGTCGTATCTCCAGATTTGATACATTTTTCTGATCCATAGTTTGGATTAGCAATTTTCTGGACTGCATTATTAATTGCAATAGTACCACAATCACCTTTATTGAAAGCAGATAGAACAAGAATATCTTCAGGAACATATTGAGAAAGAAGCTTCTGATATAATCCAATTGCACATTTTACTGCTTGTTCATTATTAGCATTAATAAAAGCATAATCCTTGCCAAATTTTACCATACCATTACTCAAATCATATAAATATGGTTTCATATTTCTAACATCAGTAGCAACTTTCATTAACCCACCCTCAGCATACCTGAAAATTTGATTCAAAGTCACTGTAGGTATAACAAATGAATTGATCACATCATAAAGTAGATTTCCCGGTCCAACAGATGGAAGCTGCGCTGAATCACCTACAACAATAAGTTTCGTTCTGCTAAAATCAATTGCGTCACACAAATGTAAGAACAGAAATATATCTGTCATAGAGAATTCATCTACAAGAACAACATCAAATGGGAGTTTGCATTCACTATCATATCCCCACCTATTCTTCGGCATATAACCTAAGCCACGATGAATTGTAGCCGCTGGCTTACCGGTATAATCACTCAACACTTTTGCAGCGCGTCCTGTTGGAGCCATTAAAGTATATGAAATATTGTTATCCTCCAACATTTTAATGATCATTGCGGAAGTGGCACTTTTACCTGATCCTGCAAAACCATTCAGTATCATAATATTATTGTTACATATACATTCCAATGCACTGGTTTGTTCGTCAGTTAAATGATACTCTCCCGACGTCTGATAGCTCTTCCAGTCAAAATTCCATATTTTAGGTTTTAAGTTTGCTACAAATAATATAGCAGCTATAGCAGTTTCAGTATCATGTGTGGATTTTAAAGATACCTCAAAAGTATCTTTGTTATAATAAATATCTGGATCCTTTAAACATTCAACATAATGTGATGAACAAGCAGGAACAAGTCTTACAACCTGTTTTCTGAGATCGCGGAGATCCATTTTAGTATTTCCTTCTTTTTGATTCTCTTCCAAATAATATTCCATACATGCTGCACATCTTTGCGCAGATGATTTTAATTCAAACGGAAAATTGATCTTGCCGAGTCTCTGCAATTCTAAGAGAATACTATCTGCCTTAATAAAACCTACCCCAGATATTTTTGTCAAAGATTTATATGGTTGCTTCCTTAATTCTTGTTTCATTTTATGGATTGATTTAAATTCATCATATAATTTCTTTAACATTGACATTGTGAGAATTCCACCAAATTCAATTACTAAATCATAGATACAATAATTCTCAACTATTTTTGTTTTAATAGTTTCAAATGTTTTTTCTCCGATACCTTTTAATTTATCAAGATCAACAGTGTCAGCTTCTCCCCTTAACACAATATCAATAATATCTGGATAATGCTGCCAAAGTACTCCTGCCTGGTTCTCAGTTAAAATTTCTCTTAAGAACATATAAACTTCTTCTTCATTTTTAGGCTTATCCATTCTCACATTTACAATATCATATCCAAAACCATATTTATCGAGCTGTTCCACAGCCGTAATTTCATACGACTGTGAAACTACTAAATTATGTACATCTCCATAAATGGTGACATTATCATATTTGTTATGTTTAATATTGGGGAACTCTTTTTTATCTACATCTGTAGCATAAATCTTGTAATTCTCCGAATTATACATACACTTTACGATTTTACAATTAAATTTCACTTCTTTTTTACTCATATTTACACCTATTTAATTACTTCATATTCATCAAGTATATTTTCAAGTTCGTCTGTTTCCTGCCATGTTCCATTCACACATTTTTTCTTTTTCTTTTTCGTAAAGTGTGGTACTTTCAAAATTGAAAACTCTCCAAACGGATTATCTTGATATACTTTAATACTGGTTACTCTTGCTTTTACGTCCTCTCCAGTTTTAATATTATGTAATACACAATATGGTTTTCTGACTTCCTTGAAAGTTTTATAATCTGTCACGACGTAAAAACATTGATTTACTTTTGGATTTACATATACGACATATTGTAAATATTCCTTTTCAAACTTCACCTGATCAATAACAGACATTGCTTTATTTTCTAAACGATTAGATAACTCAGCTATAAGCCCTGTATTATCCAAATCCCTATATTGAGAAGCAGTCTCTTTCCCGGCATATTTTTTCATCAGATACTCGGTCAGTCCAAGATCTTCCAATTTCTTTTTACTGATAATTTTGCATGTAGCAAATTTATTATAGATCTCGGATACTTGCATCAAATACTGATTTTTTCCGAACTCCTCGAAATAATTTAATCCAATAAGAATCGTTAACTGTCTGGAATTCACAGATGTTTTTGTATTTACATCTGCCAGAACTTCTGTAAAATTGTTATATTGATTCGTTGCCAGTTCAAGAAGATCATCTGCTATTTGAGCATTACAGAATTTAATTGATGCAATACCCTTATATAATGCATGATTCGCTTTATCTACGGTATATTCAGCTCCGGATTTTCTGAATTTGATATTCTTAATCTCAATATTCTTTATCTTCGCCAATTCAGTCCCCATCAGAATATCATCTGTATTGTTTGCACAGTTTAAATATGCAGCAATGAATTCTTCTGGATAATAATACCTACAGAATGCACACATATAACCAATCATAGAATAGCCTGTTGAATGATTATACCCAAATTGATAATTTGCACTATCCTCAATAATCTGTAAGAACGCCCTTGCTTCCTTCTCTGCTATTTCTCTTGGCTGAGAAGACATTTTACAATACCCATTCAAAATATCAGGCAAAGCTTTCTGCAGTCGATCCATCTGTTTACGTCCGATTGCTCGTCGAACGTTATCAGCAGCAGACCCACTTAACCCGCATATATTTTGAAGAAACTTAATGGTGTCCTCCTGAAAAATAAGAAATCCTCTATTATCTTTCAGCAATTCATCAATAAGTGGTGATGGATTTTTATTTGTTTCACCTGCTAGCAGCCTATCTCGATATGAAGCCCCGGATGGTCTTAGTGACGCATTTATCATTGATAAATCGTTGATACATTGTGGGCCATAATTCTTAAGCATTTCATATGCATATGGCGATTCGAACTGAAATACGCCAGCAGGACAAAGAACAATATCATTCCATACCTTCTTATCATTCCAGTTAATCTGATGTGATTTTGGATATGGAAGTCCAGCATATTCATAACATTTTCGAATAATTTCCAGATTCTTTAGTCCAAGTAAATCGTATTTAACAAGACCGGCTCCATCATGAATTTCTTCCATATTAATACACATAATACGTTTTCCATCATTCCAAAACGTACCATAGTTGTCTGGAAGTGTTACCGGAGAAACTACAATGCCTGCCGGATGAATTGACTGAGAAACCGGAGTGCCATTAATTCCATCAAAATAATAGAACAATTTCCTGTACTGATTATCTTTCAAATCATTCATATGTTTTATAGCCTTATCATGCTCAGTTATCTTATTTTCATAATCACGACGTAAGCCATAATATTCTGATTCTTTATCTGCCTGTTTAATCTCATCGAAATGAATCATATCTTCGATTTCTTTAATTCTTTTTCCGGTTGATTCAATTGTATCTTTATAGGCGCTATACATCTCCTTGATATGCGCAACCTCATCAAGTGGAATATCTAAAGCGCGCCCGATCTCATCAATAGTGCCTTTATCAGACACAGTTCCGATAGCAAGAATATATGCTGTCTTATCATATCCAAATGACTCAATGATGTGATTGTAAACTAATTCTCGCTGATCTGGTGAAATATCAAGATCGATATCCCCGACCTCTTCACGATCTTCATTCGCAAATCGTGAGAAAATTGTATTCCATATAACTGGATCAACATCAATGATATCTGTTATGTATGCAACAGTAGAACCACCTACAGATCCTCTACATGGCCCAACTGGTATACCATTTTCCCAACACCAACATACCAGTTCGGACATAAAGAGCATAAATCCAATCATATTAATCTTTTTAAATACACGCATTTCCTCTTTGATACGCTTCACGTATTCTGGAATTTTTTCCTTTTTGATAATTCCTGCATCAATTTTCTCATGCAATTTATCAAAAATTCTTTTCTTTAATACTTCCTCTTCATTGTCGTACAATTTTGGATATTTTACAGAAGTATCAAGTTCGAAATCAGTAACAGAATCAGCCATCACATTTGTATTCTCTATTGCCTGCAGAATCACATCAAATGGAATATCGCAATTCTGAATGCGGAACATTTCAACCAACTCTTCGTAAGTCTTTAATGTCAGATCAAATTTATCTTCATCAGCATATTCGATACGTTTTGCTTTCTGTAAAATGCTTCTGCATTCAGCTTTATAATAATCAATGCTATGTGTATCTGTTCCGGCGATTAAAGGTTTCCCTGTTTGTTTTGATGCAGCATATAAAAATTCGTTATATCGTTTCTGCTCTGGAAAATCATGCGGCTGAATTTCATAGTAATCATATGTTTCCAGTAACTTATAAAAAGTCTCTCTCGCTGTCACATTCATAAGCTGAACTTCTTCAAGCAAATTATCATAATATTGCTTCAACTTATCAATTTGAGCTTCGATATAATGCAAATATGAATCTTCAGGGATGCATCCATTTTCATCAAACTGTTTCAACCATGTAATCATGGCCTTTTGATCATTCTTCTGCTTTTCAAGTTCAGCAACTTTATTTGCCAGTTCCTGTTTCAATGCAGCAGTTTTCTCTGCCATTTGTTTCTGGATATCCTTTGGGTATTTATTCAAAGGTGATGCCAAACAAGCAGAAATCTTGATTACATTATCTGAAATATTAAAGAACTCTTCAAATGTAATACGTGGTTTATAATATCTATGATCCGGTTGTGTAGATTTATCAATCAAAAGATTGATTTCTTTTACACCTTCATAGTTCTTAGCCAAAAGAATTGTATGATAATTGTCCCTTACCTTCTCTTCTAGTGAAGCTGTTAAATAACATTCAACTCCATGTATGTATTTTAGCCCTTTTGAATTGATATACATCTTTTTTTCAACCCAATTATAGGCATTCCCATGCTCCGTCAGAGCTAAGGCTTTATACCCTAGCTCCGCTACACGGTCTGCATATTCTTTATAATCAGTACAACTATCAAGAAGAGAACGGTTTGAGTGGCAATGGTAAATAGTATACTGTCCCATTTTATCTCCTTATAAATCGTTAAGCCAATCTAAATTGTCAATGTCGTATTCTTCATCCTGCTTATTTTTCGTACCCAAAATATCTCCATTTTTCTTTGCATCTTGAGCATCAAGATAAGCTTTTAACGGTTTATAAAGTTTAGTGGAATAACCACACAAATTCGTAAGATAATAACTTTGCTTTTTTAGACTCTCTTCATCTTCCCACCAAAGTTTATCTGCTTCATCATATTTTCCTGCTGCCTTTAGTTCCGCATATGTAGCTTCTTTATCACGAATCATTTTCATAGTATTGATAATAAAATTTTCCCAATACTGAATCAGCTCCGGAGTTAAGTCAACATATACATAACAATCATGCAATTCATATTTCTCCTGTACTTCCGGTGGAAGACAGGTAATATCATTTGTTTGAGCTAATTTATCCAGATACTCCAACATGTTTTCTTCATATCCGAATTCTTTTAACCACATCTTTGCATTTGCCTGTAGCTTCTCACCAAGCTCAAAGCGTTCGATTTCTCTTACTTTCTTTACACCTTTTTTAGATTGAACAGTTACACACTGATATTTAAGGAAGTTCCATGCAATTTTGATCTTTTCAAACGGAATTCCCATCTGATGTAAAGCCAGAGAGTACATTACCAACTGCCCACATTCATTTTTCGCTTTATCTCCTTTATATATGCTGCTTGTCTTCCAATCTAATATAGTATAATTACCATTTTCATCTGTCACCAGAGCGTCAATATACCCCTGGTAATATTCATCGCCAACCTTTACGGTTACAAACTTTTCAATATCAATATGATCAGTAATCTTCTCGTGTGTCTCAAAGAAATTTTTCAAATCATAATAATACTTAGTTGCAATACTATTGTTTCTGGCACCATCTCCACGAACAAATTTTAGATCAGCAATATCAAATGCCATCATCCATCCTTCGTCAAACTCTTCAGCCATTTTTTCATAAGCTAATTCTTCAGTATAAAATCGCTCTATAATATCATGACTAATACCGCCAGTTACTTTATAAATAGAATCATCACGATCCTCTTTTTTATGTAATACATACTTCAAAAAATACTCATAGAGACCATTGTGTACGCAGTTTACACGGCTCCATGAATTGAGTCTATCGACTCCAAGTGCCTCGCACATCTTCTGCAGTTCTTCATAGCTTAATCTCAACTATTTTTTCAAACTCTTTAAATATTCTCTGTGTTTACTTTCATCATAAGGAATTCTCCATTTAAACAGAAAATTGTATATTTTATTTGGCGCATCTGCAGGTGAGTCCTTTGGGCCAAGCAGTTTCCATTTATCACGAATGTAGCTGACTTTACGTAATCCGTAAAACTTCTCACACATATTCCAGACCTCTTCTATTGGAACATCATTATCCATCGCGATAATAACTTCTTCTACTCCGGTACCAAGTATAATTCGCACCTGCTCATCTGAAAGTACATGGCCTTCAATTGCACCGCCGGTTGGATCCATTCTGCTATCTCTTTTAAGAACAGATTTCTCGGCCTCGAATATAACAATATATCCTGCTTTCTGAATATCTTTATAATTTTCCCACAATCCATATATATTAATTTCTTTTCGCATCCCAGGTGTTATAAAGTACTTTGATATTCCAAATTCAGAACAATTTTCGATGGAACTTCTGGCATTATATCCCATCAGAGTTCCATCTAGCCAATATCTAATTGGAAATATTGTTCTCCTCCATCTATACGAATATCCAAGTCCAAATTTTTTAATTGTTCGTTTTACAATCCCTTCGCGAAATAAATCAATATGAATATATGGAACAAAATCATTTAAAATATCTTCACTCATAGGATCAAAGTCATTTACGATACATTTCCTACGCTTAACCACAAATCTTGAGAACACGAACCAGGAATCATCCGGCTTTTTCTTCTCCTCTTTTCCTTTGTATAAATTTTTCAATCCTAAAAGTTTATGAAGATATTTCATTGCATTTGCAAAATCAATATTTTT